CCGCCGTAAAATTACCTGAACGAATAACTAAAGCGTCACCCTGCCAACCAGTGAACCAACAAGTCTGTATATCTAAGTCAGTTACGCCTTGAGTCATTATTAGATGCTTGAATTCTTGGAAGCCATCCTCAACTACAGTACCTATGAATTGTATTTGATAACAAGTGAGAGCTAACGCGTTTAGTGCTGGGTCATACGGTGCTACAGTATCCGTATTAAACATTCTATAACCTACCCTAGTCACAGTGGGGTTAGAGAAGTCAGACAGTCTCTTATCTTCTGAGCCACGACCACAGCCCATCATTATAGTATTAGACCTCAAATCAATCTGGTCATGCACCCACAAACCAATAGGCAGGAAGTATATACCACCAGTTACGCCCGCTGCGTCTGCTGCTGCCCGCATAGCTCCAGTATTATCAGCAGCTCCATCTATAGCTCCATACTGAGCCACATCATGAATACAACCCCTAATCCGTAAAACTAACGCTAAAGTGGGCACGCCTGTGCATTGCACAATCTCATACGTGTTTGGAGTTACTCCAGACGCTAGTACAACATCCCAGTCGCTTCCTCCACCAAAACCCTCTACACGCTCTTTTAACCTAACTACATCCCCTTCTTGTAAGCTCTCATCTGACACCGCGTTAAGTAGGGTGTTATATGTTTTATCAGTACCAACAGCTATACTCCAGTCTAATGAACTTAGGGCTTGTCCTAGGGTGAGAGGTTCTTGAGCGTTAATAGCATCACGTAAGTTAATCAACGTATAACTATTCATATCTATCACTTGAGACATTACATTATTAGCACCCGCTGTGTGTAACATCTCATTATTAACAACTTGTTCTATTGTATCAAAGTTGTCATTAATCTTACTTAAGTTGTATCCCGATTTTATTTCTTTTAAACTAATATCTGTCATATATTTCTCTTGTGTGTTTTAATTATTATCCCTTCCATTTAACACTTCCCTAGCCGCGAATTTTATTTAGTGGGTTACGGAGAGGCAAGCTCTCCTACCCTCAGGGAGTACGCTAAAGATTCCCCCCTACGGATTTTAGGAACATCTAATTACAACATAGACAAACTAAAATCTCTTATTCTCTTTATTTCTTCTAAATGTGTTCTCTATTCTTTTATT